ACGATTGACCTATTAGATCATGTAGTTCGCCAGAATAACGGTGTTACAAGCAATCAGATTGACATCAACATTACCCGTATTTCGGAGTCTACCTACTCTACGATCCCAAATAAGCTAACAACTGGGCGTCCTATTCAAGTCTGGTTTAATCGCCAATCAGGACAGTCTAATTCGACCACTGTGACCTTAAACGGCACAATTGATGCTACGACCACATCTATTACTGTTAGTGATGCCAGCACCCTTCCTATTGGTGGGTTTATCAAGATTGATAACGAAACAATTAGCTACGCCAACGTCATTGGCAACGTCCTAACCAACTGCTACCGTGGTCAGAATGGAACTACAGCAGCTGCCCATACGACAGGTGCAGCCCTTACAGTACAGAACCTCCCCTCAATTAATGTATGGCCCACACCCGATGCGGGTGGTGGTCCTTATACCTTTGTGTATTGGAGGTTGCGTAGGATTCAGGATGCTGGGTCTAATGGAACGGTAGAGCCTGATATTCCCTTTCGCCTATTACCTTGTATGGTGGCTGGATTGGCTTTCTATATGGCTCAAAAGCTACCAGACGGACAGGCACGAGTGCAATTTTTAAAGCAAGAATACGAGGAGCAGTGGCTCCTGGCTTCTACGGAGGACAGAGAAAAAGCCGCTTCTAGGTTCGTTCCTAGGACGACATTCTATGCCTAATAAATTTAGTAGTGGCAAATTTGCGATTGCCGAATGTGACCGATGTGGTCAGCGGTATAAGTTAAAGGAGCTACGGAAGTTAGTTGTTAAGCAACAGATAAAGAACATTAAGGTTTGCCCTAGTTGTTGGGATCCAGATCAGCCGCAGTTGTCGTTAGGGATGTACCCAGTGGATGACCCTCAAGCAGTACGGGAACCACGCCCTGATATAAGTTATACGGTATCTGGAAGTAGCGGTTTACAACTGAATGGAAGTAACGATAATACCGAAGAAGGTGTTGGTTTCCCAGAAGGTGGTAGTAGAATATTTCAGTGGGGCTGGAATCCTGTTGGGGGGTCACAAAATGACGGTTTAACCCCGAACAATTTAGCACCAGAGGGTCAGGTAGGAAGTGTAACGGTAACAACAACATAAGGAGTTAAAAATGTTTAAGAAAGACGCAGATGGAATTGCTAAAAAAGGCAAGACCGAAGGAAAAAATTTAGGTGACTCAGGTCCTAAAGTTCTGGGCATGAAAGCTAAACCCAAGATGGGCGGTAAAGACCAAATGGACATGAAAAAGATGGGTCGTGGTTTGGCTAAGGTTAAGAACCAAATGATGCGTAAAGCTGGAAGGGGTCGATAATGGCTCACTATTCTAAAAAAGTAATGGGCAAAGAGGTAGGAGACGCTAAAGTCTATGCTCCTCCCCATACGATGAAGGGTAAGACAATTTCTGCTAAAGGCTTGTCTTCTAAAGGTATGACTGGCGCAGAAGAAATGGCGACTATGAATATCTCTGTTGACGGTATTAGCAAAGGTAATGGTAAACCCGTAAATCAATACGGCAAGATTGAGATGCGTGGTGCTGGTGCAGCAACTAAAGGTCGTATGTCTAGCGGGAAGATGGGATGAACTACACGCAGTTAACTTCTGCTATTAAAGGCTTTGCTGAGAACGATTTCCCAGCGACAGTCGGGTCGTTTACGTCTGCTGACCAGATCGCTAGGTTTGTGCAGTTGGCAGAACAGCGCATCTATAACATGGTGCAGTTACCTGCTATCCGTAAGAACGTTACGGGTACTATGACTGTAGGAAATAAGTACTTATCGACTCCTTCAGACTGGCTATCAACCTTTAGTCTTGCGGTGATTAATTCGGCAAATGAGTACCACTACCTTTTGAACAAAGACGTTAACTTTATCCGTGAGTCCTATCCTGATACAGATTCAGCGTTTTTTGGAAAACCTGAGTATTACGCTGTATTTGACGACAACACCTTTATTCTAGGACCTACCCCAGACGCTACTTACAATTCAGAGCTTCATTATTTTTACTACCCAGAGTCTATTGTGACCGCTGGGACGTCTTGGTTGGGTACGAACTTTGACTCTGCTCTTTTGTATGGGGCGTTACTAGAAGCAGCCTTATTTATGAAAACAGACGCTGATACCATGACAATGTATAAAGCCCGTTATGACGATGCAATGACAGAACTTAAACAATTAGGCGATGGTAAAAACCGTCAAGACGCCTACAGAAGTGGACAAGTAAGGTATCCAGTCAGATGATTAATAGAGTTCCAGACCTATCAGGTAAAAGCATTGCTATTGTAGCAATGGGTAAATCTCATAGTCAGTTCATCCTAGCCAAAACCCATTCTCAGCCAATTGATGAAGTATGGGCAATTAATGCTATGGCAGGGGTCATTTACCACGACCGAGTCTTTATGCTAGATCCAGCCAGCCGATTCCTAGATAGTGATGATGCAGGTACTCAAACTGGACTTATGCGGTCTGTATTGGAAAAGCACACAGGACCAATCTATACCTGTGAGTTAGACTCTCGTTGTCCTGGATTGGTAGAGTTTCCTCTAGATGAAGTAATGAATGCTTGCGGGACGGGGTACTTTAACAACACCGTAGCCTTTGCTATTGGCTATGCAATTGCTGCCAAAGTAGGGCAAATCCACCTGTATGGGATTGATTTTTCTTACAAAAACGTAGTCCACTTTGCTGAGGCAGGTAGGGCGTGTTGCGAGTTTTTACTGGCAAAAGCAATGGAACGGGGTATTAAGGTTGGTATAGCTCAAGGATCATGCCTGTTAGACACCAGCGAGCCGACTATTAGTAAGCTGTACGGCTATCACCGTCTTAGTGATCCATTAGTCGTAGGGCTAGAAAATGAACGGTTTGTGGCTAAAAAGTACTCTGAAATCAAAGATACGGTAAAAGACGAGGTGGAATACAACCCACCAGAAGCAAAGAGGACATAAATGTTTGAAATTAAAACTGGCGATATTATCAGCCCTCTCGTAAAAACAAGCAATTATGGCGGTTTACCGCTTGAAGAATTGACAGAACTCTGCGTAAATAGGATCATTGGGGTATCAGAAACTGCCCCACCCGAAATTCGAGAGCAAGCAAAGTATTTTAGAGAGGCATTAGAGCGTACAATCTCTGAATATTTAAGTCGTGCAGCACAGTCCGAAAGGGCTAGTTGCATTCAAATTTGTGTACAGGGCGGTGAAGTTGAGGCTGCTAATTTATTAAGGAGAATTTAAATGGCTTTTACAGGTAACTTCATGCCAACCTCTTTTAAGGTTCAAATCTTACAGGGCGTTCATAACTTTACGGCAAGCACAGGTAACACGTTCAAACTAGCTTTGTATAACAACTCAGCTTCGTTTACTGCGGCTACCACGGCTTATACAACAACTAACGAAGTAGCAGCTTCTGGTTCATATACTGCGGGTGGCGGAACTCTAAGTAAAGTTACTCCAACTTCTTCTGGAACTACAGCGCTTACCGACTTTGCGGACTTATCGTTTACCACTGCAACCATTACAGCATTTGGCGCTTTGATATATAACGACACCGCAACAGGTAATCCAGCCGTAGCTGTTTTAGACTTTGGCGGTTCTAAGTCTTCTACAGCAGGTACGTTTACGATTGTGTTCCCAGCGGCTACTGCGACTGGTGCAATTATTCGCATCGCTTAAGGTTAATGCGGTGTGGCTGATGTATCAATTGCCTTAGGAGGTTATAGCAGCCAAGGATGGGGTGACTCGCCTTGGGGAGAAGGCAATGTATCGCTTGTAGGAACTGGATCTGTAGGGTCAGTATTTGTAGTAGAGAATATATCAGTTAGCGTTACTGGCGTATCTGGTACAGGTGCTTTAGGTCAGGTAACAGTTCAAGAGGGTATAGGAGTATCTGTTACAGGAGTTAGTGGTACAGGATTAGTTGGTAGTGTTTCTGTATCAGCAGAGGCAAATGTATCTGTTACAGGAGTTAGTAGTACAGGATCAATAGGCTCAGTCGATGTAACGCTATTAACTGAAGTTGTTGTTACAGGAGTAGCAGGTACAGGACAAATAGGCAATGCTAATGTTGTAGCGGCAGCAAACGTTCCAGTAACAGGACTATTAGCAACAGGAAGTATTGGCGGAGTTGAAGTTACAGGCACAAGTGTAATAGCTGTAACAGGTGTTAGTGGTACAGGACAGATAGGTCAAGCAGGGGTTCAAGAAGGTGTAAATGTATTTGTTACAGGGCTTCAGGCAACTGGATCGACTAGTCAGGTAACGGTAGTTGGAAGTGCACCAAATGTAAGTGTTACAGGAGTAGCTGGCACAGTTGGTCAAGGAAGCGTAACAGTAGACTTAGTAATTAATGTTCCAGTAACAGGGCTTCAGGCAACTGGCTCAACTGGTCAAGTAACGGTAGTTGGAAGTGCGCCAAACGTAAATGTTACAGGTGTACAGTCAGTGGGGCAAGTTGGAACGGTGTCTTTCTGGTTAGAAATTGATACTAGTCAGACTCCGAATTGGATTGAAATAGCAGCATAAAGGACAAATTATGGCATCGACATACAGCACTCTTAAAGTAGAGCTAATCGGTACAGGTGAACAGACAGGCACTTGGGGAACAACTACTAACGATAACTTATCTGTAGCCCTTGGAGAAGCCATTACAGGTTCAGCTGATGTAGCTTTTTCTAGTGCAGACGTTACCGTCACGCTTACGGATACAAACGGAGCGCAAACCGCCCGTAATCTGCGTTTAAATCTTACTGGAACTTCTGGCGGTGCTAGGAATCTTATTCTTGGTTCAGGCTGTCAGATTGAGAAATTATACTTAATAAACAACGGGTTAGCCGATGCGGTCACGGTTAAAAACACGTCAGGTACAGGAATAGCCGTTGCCGCTGGTAAGTCAATGTTTGTTTATAACAACGGGACTAACGTAGTAGACGTAACTACGCATTTAACTTCATTGACTCTAGGCACACCTCTGCCAGTCGCTTCAGGCGGTATAGGGTCATCATTGACTCTTCCAGTAGCTAATGGTGGTACAGGACTTACTACTCTTACAGCAAATAACGTAATTTTAGGTAATGGTACAAGTAATGTTCAGTTTGTATCTCCTAGCACCAACGGTAATGTGTTAACCGCAAACGGTACAACTTGGGTTTCTTCTACCCCTTCGGCTGGTGGAACTGTAATTCCTGCTGGTACAGTTATATTATTTTATCAGGCAGCGGCGCCAACAGGTTTTACACAAGTAACAACTCAAAACAATAAAGCGTTAAGAGTAGTATCAGGAACTGGCGGTGGCACAGGAGGTTCTGTAGCATTTACTACAGCTTTTGTAAGTCAGGCAGTAACTGGTACAGTAGGTACAAGTGGAGCAACAACGCTTTCTACTTCAGAAATCCCTAGCCATACCCATAGCTATTCTGCACCAAATTCTGCACCATTTGGTGCTCAACCCGCTTGCGGATCCATAAGCAATGTAAATGCTCAAACAACTGGTGCAACAGGCGGTGGCGGATCACATACGCATACTGGCGGATCATTTACAGGTACAGCAATTAACCTAGCCGTTCAATACATTGATATTATTATTTGTTCTAAAGACTAACTATGAAAATAGAACCTAAAGATAATTGCCCTTTAGATGGATTTAAACCTTGTAGACAATTAGAGTGTGCTTGGTTTATAAAAATTGCTGGTACTAATCCCAATACTGGTAAAGAAGTTGAAGAATGGGGATGTTCTATGGCTTGGATGCCAATGTTAATGATTGAAAATAGTCAACAACAAAGAAGCACAAGTGCGGCAGTTGAATCATTCCGTAACGAAATGGTTAAAAATAACGAAGTTGGACAACGAGTATTACTAGCTGCTGCTGGTGTTCCACAGCAAACACAAAAAATGATTTTGGAGAATTAAATGAAACTTACTATTATTCCTAGTGATAACACTGTTTATGTAGATGGTGTAGTAAAAGCGTATGCACCTTTACCACTAGACTTAACCTCATGCGGTATACCATCAGATGTTCATGCTTTGCAATGGAAAGATACCGCTGGATGGATTGAGTTTGAAGACAATCCTGATGGAACAAAACCACAAAATCAACCTATTACAGAATTACCAGCATGGGCAAATGCTTGTGTAGAAGTATGGAACGCATGGACACCTTATGTTCCACCACCGCCTCCTGTTGCAGAAAATCAACCAACAACAAATATACCTACTGCATGATAGCCGTAGCTCCTAAACATAGCTTTACTTACGATGGCGCAAATTTAATTGTGTATCACGCAAATAATGGGCAAGGTTTACCAAGTCATAGTCATTCATATGCTCACGCAATAATGTGCAATGCAGGATCGTGCTTAGTTAGTTTAGAGGGTCGTAGCTACACAATGACTAAAGATAGTCGACCGCTTAATTTACCCGCTGGTGAGTGGCACGAAATAGAAGCATTAGAAGATGGCACAGTATTTGTAAATGTATTTGCTGAAGGAAAATATTAAGGACTAACATGAAACAGACAGTAGAAGCTAGAACTTTAGCAAACGGTTTAATTGAGCCACACCACGAAGTCGAGGTCGTTTGTGCCGCCTGTGGGTATGACTTAGATGAAGCCGAGTTAGAAGCAGATACCTGCTCGGACTGCGGGGCGCCATTGAACCTTAGACAGCATATCTCGATTCACGCAACTTCTGTTCCTGCCGCTGGCGGAGAGGTATTTTAAATTGAATCATGGCAGACGAACTGGGGTTGTCGGCTGGTGCCAAGGGGATCAGCGAAGGGATTAAGACAGGCAGGGAAGCTGGTCGTGAAATCGGCAAGAACATTGAAGAAGTACAGAAAGAAGCAGTTGATGTAGCAAAAGAACGGGCAAATGCAAGAATCCGTGAACGCAGGGAAGCAGAGTTTAAGAAGGAACGGGCAATATTTAAAGCCCTTGAAGAGTACCGACACCGTAAACAAATTACGGATGAGGAGTACAAACTAAGGGTGGAGTTTATAAAGAAGTTCGGTACTAAAGAGTGGGATAAGGTCATTCAGATAAAGACCGAGATTGAGAAGATAGAAAAGGCAGACAAGGACTACTTTGATGCCGAGTTGTCAAAGGTTAGATGGGTGCAGTTCTGGTGCTTTTTGGCTGCAGGCTGGATTGCTTATTTTATTGTATGGGGGTCTAAAAGATGAATATGCAAGACGTACTAAAGGCGGTTATTCCGATCTTGGTAGCCTGTATAGCGTGGCTACTCGGTCAAGTATCCTCATTTCAGACCCGCTTAACCCAAATCGAAGGCAAAATGCCAGCCCTGATTACTAATGAGGGTGTACCAACGGATAGCCCAATCTCAGCAGAGCGTAGGGGCAAAATGCGTGAAGAACTGTATAAAGAAATCCATGACCTGCACGTGCGGGTCAAACTCTTAGAAGAAAGGGCTAAAAAATAATGCTTACCCTAATATCCACAGCGCTGTCCTTCCTGATGGGGGGTCTGCCTAAACTACTAGACTTCTTCCAAGACAAGGGTGATAAGAAGCACGAACTGGCTATGGCTGCCATGCAGATGGAACGGGAACTAAAACTCTTAGAAGCTGGCTACGCAGCCCAAGCACGTGTAGAAGAAATCCGTACTGACCAAGTACAGATGCAGACCCAAGCCCAAGAACGCACGGCTATGTACGCCCATGACATTGAGATTGGCAAAGGCGCCTCCCAATGGGTTATTAACCTCCGTGCTTCAGTGCGACCAATGGTGACTTATTTGTTTGTAATGTTATTAATCATTGTTGATATTGCCTCAATCTGGTGGGCATGGTCATCTGGCGCTGCGTTTGCTGAGTCCGTTACGATGATTTTTGACGATCAAGAGATGCAGATTTTGGCTTCTATTATTGCGTTCTGGTTTGGAACACAGGCATTTAAGAAGTGAAAGTAAGCGATAAAGCCATTAAGATGATTAAGCACCATGAGGGCGTTCGCCAGCGTCCATATCGCTGTCCAGCAAAATTGTGGACGATTGGTGTCGGGCATGTACTCTACCCACGGCAAGGTGCTTTGAAAATAGATGAACGGGATAGTACACCCTTGGAATATAAAGACGACCGCACCTTTTCGATGGAGGAAGTAGATGACATTCTTAGAGACGATCTTAATCGCTTTGAGCGAGGTGTTGAACGCTTCTGTCCTGTCAAGCTCACTCAAGGTCAATTCGATGCTCTTGTATCTTTTAGCTTTAATGTTGGTCTGGGAACACTACAGCGCAGCACCCTCCGTCAGAAGGTTATTCGGGGCGAAATGGAAGAAGCGGCAGAAGAGTTCTTGAAATATACGCTGGCTGGCGGTAAAGTACTAAAAGGCTTGGTAACTCGTAGAAACGACGAACGAGCATTATTTTTATCTTAGGGTAAACCCGCATGATAGCGCTTAAAGATTTTATTGTTATCCACAAAAACATAATGCCAGAAACATTGTGCGATGCCATATTGTCTGAATATGCAAGCTCAGATGACTGGGCAGAAGCTACTGTTGGTAAGCACAAAAAAGTAAACCACGATATTCGGTATTGTTCAAGTATTGCTATATCAATGCAACAAATTATTACCAAAAACGAAACTATTAGACGTAGATTAGATGGTGAAATTTTTCAATGCGCTGCTAATGCTTTACAAAAGTATAGAGAAATTCACGATCAATGTTCAGTTAGCCAAGATACAGGTTACGATTTATTACGTTACCAAGAAGGACAGTTTTATACAACCCACACAGATTCTTTTGCAGAAGATCCTAGAGAGGTTTCCTGTTCATTTATTTTAAATGATAATTTTGATGGTGGTGAGTTTGTTTTTTTTAATCAAGAATTAAAATACAAAATACCAAAAGGTTCTGCCCTTATGTTTCCGTCTAATTTTATGTTCCCGCATGAAATTATGAAAGTTACTAGTGGTATTCGTTACTCAATAGTTACTTGGTTTAAATAATATGCCATTACAAAAACTACAATTTAGATCAGGCGTTAACAGAGATCAAACTAACTATACCAATGAGGGTGGTTGGAATGAGTGCGACAAGATTCGCTTTCGCTCTGGCTATCCTCAGAAAATAGGTGGTTGGTTACGCTATGGGTTATTTACTGTAGCTGGCATCTGTCGGCAAGTTTTTAACTGGATTACTACATCTTCAGATAACTATTTGGCTCTTGGCACGTCAAAAAAACTATATATTGAATCAGGTCAAACTCTATACGACATAACACCATTAAGAGCAACTTTTATTTCGCCATCAACCAATAACTGTTTTACGACTGTTAATGGCTCTAAAACGGTTATCGTAACAATTTCAGGACATGGAGCCTTAGATGGAGATTATGTAACTTTTTCTGGAGTAGCTGGACCCATTGGAGGTATCCCGCAAGCTGAGTTTAATGCTGAGTTTATTGCTACTCGAACTAGTTCTAGTTCTTTTACAATTACTACTACAACCGCTGCTTCGGCTTCGACCTCTGGTGGCGGGAGTGCCATTACAGCCGCTTTTCAAATTGCCGTAGGATACGATGGACTTACTTACGGGTATGGCTGGGGCGCAGGTGCTTGGAACTCTTTGTCTTGGGGTTCTGGAGCAGTTACTCCCGTGCTTTTACCACAGCGAGATTGGTTTTTAAGTAATTTTGACAATGACTTAGTTGCTAATATTCGCAAAGGCGCTATTTATTACTGGACAGAAGCAAATGGTACGGGAACAAGGGCTACGCCTTTAGTAACTACAACGATTAACGGAGTGGCTCCTGCAGACGTGCCTGACGAAGTAACGCAGATATTAGTCTCTCAAAATGATAAACATCTTTTAGCATTTGGTTGTACACCTTTTGGTAGTATTGCACCAGAATTTGATCCTTTATTAATTCGTTTTGCCACCCAAGATCAACCTAATGTCTGGACGCCTTTAGTCACTAATTCAGCAGGATTTTTACGGGTTTCTCGTGGTTCTGCCATTGTCTGTGCCGTAGCAACTCGGCAGGAGATCCTTGTATATACAGAAGGAACCTTAAACTCTTTACAGTTTTTAGGCACTACGGACGTATTTGGTCTTCAAGAGCTTTCGGACAATATATCAGTCCTTAGCCCACGGGCGGTTGTTACGGTTAATAACACAGCCTATTGGATGGGGCATGATAAGTTCTATGCTTATGGTGGTCGGGTAGAAACCTTGCCTTGCACCCTAAGAAACCACGTATTTGAGAACCTTAACTACAATCAAGCCGACCAGATTGTTTCAGGGACTAACGAGGGCTGGAACGAAGTCTGGTGGTTCTATCCAACGGCAAATAGCAATATCAATAACGCCTACGTCATCTATAACCACCTCGAAAAGATCTGGTACTACGGCACAATAGATCGTACTGCATGGTCAGACTCTTCACTTAGGGAATACCCTCAAGCTCTAACACAGACTTCTTTTACTGGATCTCTTAACAATAGTACAACTTTAAATGTAACTGCTGTTACTGCTGGCATTCTTCAGGTAGGAAGTGTCATAGAGGGTACTGGCGTAGCCATAGGGACTAAGATTACTGCTTTGGGTACGGGTACAGGCGGGATAGGTACATATACAGTCAATATTTCACAGCTTGTAGTCCAAACTACAATGACCGCTGATAGCATTATTTATAACCATGAACAAGGTCTTAACGACGACACGACTGCCATGGAGTCTTATATTGCCTCTTCAGACTTTGATCTGGTAGACGGGGATCAGTTCATTTTGACTAAACGTATTATTCCTGACTTTAACTTTGCGGGATCAACTGCCGCCCTACCTGCGGTCACAATGTACATAAAACCTCGTAATTTTCCTGGAAACGCCTATTCCAACGTAGATTCTGAACAAGTTATTGAAACCTCGGTGGACGTCTTTACCGAGCAGATCTTTATGCGAGCTAGGGCTAGGCAGATGGCAATCCAGATTGAGTCTACAGAGTTAAATGTCCAGTGGCAGTTAGGTAGTCCTAGATTGGAT